CTGCGTCGGCCCCTGAATGCGAGCACTTTACAAAGAGATTCCTTAAAGTGTAAAGAAAGCCGACAGGTTGTCGGAAAAGCTTACGGTGTGACAGGTTGGCTCTCATGTCTTGTCTTGCCACTGTTCGCTCAGCGGCTCTCTCTGATTAGCCATGCTCTTCTCGTAAACCTTGAGGATGATCCCCGCCTTCTCCGGCAGCTCCATCAATTGCTCAACGAAGTCCTCCTGCCAGAAGAAGCGCACGCGATAATGCTCGCAAGTCCGAGCGCAGAGCTTGTGCGTCAGCTCCATGAGATTACGCCGGGAGGTCGCGATGATATCGCTATCCGGCGCCCGCCTGGTGCGCTCGCTCCAGAGCTGCATGCAGACCATCTTGATCGCGTCCTCGATTCGCCACCATGCCTTGCGGAACTCACCACAGCGATTGCAGACGACGAGCTTCTTGAGAACGGCAGCGTTGAAGGCTGGGCAATCATCGTCCTGCTGTAGCTCGATTGGGAGCTGGCAAATGCGGCAGGAATGGAGGATGCGGGTGAGGGTCATGTAGTTTTACCAAGCCTTTCGATTTCTCTCATGCGCGCCGCTTTGGCCTTCTCCGCTCCTTCCGCCTGCCTTTTGGCCTCCCAACTCGCCGCGCCCGCCGGCGCCGACTGCCCGTTGCTGCGCTTCCTCGCCGCCCATCCGCCGACGCATCCAGCCAGGCTTTTCATCTTCGTTTTGCCAACCATCCAGCCTTTGGATTCGTAGAAGTTCCAAATCACCTCGGCTTCGCTTGCCGGCAGGCCGCATTTGGCGCAGAGTAGCCGGACTTCATCGATGCTCGGCGCCTTGAATCGCGCAGCGCCCTGACTCTCAGTCTCCGCTGGGCAAAGCCCTGCGATATTCTTTTCTTCTTTCAGTTCTTTCCCTTCTTCTACTTTGGCTCGCCCCTGGCTCGTGGTTGGCCTCGTTGGTGGCCCAGTTGCTGGCTCGCTCGTGGCTCGGGCTGGATTATAAATATCGTAATTGCACAATGTTATAACTGTGAAGCCTGGCTCGTTTCTGGCTCGTATCCGGCCCGCGGCGGTCAGATTTTCCAGAAAACGCTCAACTTTGCTCCTCCCCCAGGACCAACGTCTGGCGAGGTATCGCTGCGATGCCCACAATTCCCCCCGTTGGAGATTTAGGCATCGGCCCTCGACCATCCTGGATTCGCTCGCAAAGGCGGCGCTTGCAATCATATCAAGCCAGGCTTCAGCCCGAGACATCTCGCGTTGTTCTTTCCAAAGGTCCATATCGAAGAACTTGCGCGAGAGTCGAACAAAGCCTGTTTCGCTCATTCACCGTTCCGCCCCTTGTTTCTGCGCGGCATCGGGGCTCCGCGGCTCGGTAAATTGTTGGGCCTCCGCTTTCAAAGCCTCCCATTGGCAGCGGGCGCAACTGGGCAGGCAAGGTTCGTGGACGGGAGCAAAGTCTCCAGCGCGATTAATGTCCTCCTCATGGGCGCAGCCGTCCAGAATCGCGCTCATGGCGGCGAGGCGCTCTTGTAGAATACTAATAGCAGAGAATAAATCCGCACGACTGGCAGTTTGGACAGCGGCCCAGTTTTGTAGGTCAGCAAAAGTGGCACTGCGCGGCTTAAGTTGTGCTTCCAACTCCGCAATGCGCTGGTCCTTCTGGGCGCAGGCTTGGTCGATAGCGGATTGAATGAATCGCTCGCCTTCGATTTCCTCATACTCGTCAACGAGGATGCCATCCGAAATGTTTATCCAGGCTTGCTTGGCTAGGCTCGGCTCACTCATCGCTTAGCTCCTTTCTTGGCCTTGCGCTTGGGGAGGATGGCGAGGAGTTCGCCGATGCACAGTTCGCTGTAGTAATAACGCGGATGCGCCTTCCACTTCTTCACCAGCCTGCGGCATCGTTGTTCGAGCGTGGTCATTGCTCGATCGCCTTCCTGACCTGGTCCCAGCCGCTGGCCGGCTTGCCCTCGGGATAGTCCAGGCGCAACTCGCCGCTGAGCTTGTCGAGCGCCACCTGCTTCTCAACCAGCAACACGATGCCGCGCATGCACTCGATCTCGTGCGCTGCCCGGTCGCGCGTCCAGTTCTTGCGGCCTTCCTCGCACCACTTCGGGTAAACGAACTCGCGCATTTTCAGTTCGCGCTTGGCGCACGCAAGGAGTTCCGCGAGCGTTTTCATTTGAAGCGTTTCCACAGGTCCATGGCAAAAGCGGCTCGGCTGCTGTGGATCGTTCCGGGCCTGTCCTTGACGGTCGCCTCGACCTCGGCGATCACGCGCTGAGCCTTGCCGGGGTTTTGCCGGTAAAGCGTTCGCCAAATCCCGCCGTCCTTCTCCATCGGACCCTTGCCGAGGAGCTGCCGACACTGGAGCATGAAGGCGTCCTCCCCTGCCCCTTCCTCCCCGCCGCTTTCAGCGCTTTTCCTTAAACGTTTAAAAGCTTTTAGATCCTCTTCTCTTCTCTTCTCTGGTAACGGTTTTTGTAACGGTGATGTAACGGTGCCAGCGTTACCGTTCACCCTATGCCGCGCTACTCGTTTAGCGGTAACGCCCCTAGCCTTAGCGGTTTGCCCGTTGTGCCTGTTGAAGTTTGGGATCGCGAGCAAATTGCCAGTGCCGGATAGCCACCCGACCTTGCGCAGGGCCGTGGCGAACCCGTGCTGGAAAGTGAGCCGATCGAGAAACGGTTCTGTAACGCTGAGATCGTTACCATCTACGCTATGCTGATCGACCCAGATCCATACCCGGAGGAGCTTTCCCACGACGGCGTCCTGGTCGATGGCCAGCAGGCGCGCCAGCTCTACCACCTCGGCCTTGTCGGGGGTCACGTGCTCGATTTTGATCCAGTCTCCAGCCATTTCAGTTAGTCCCCATTTGGGCGCCGCGGCTCGGAAAGTTGTTGTGAAAGTTGTCTGCAGAGGAACTCCGAGTAGGCCGGAGGGATGGCCTGGGCCAGTTCTTTCCGGGTCATCCAATCGATCTGCATCGCATCGCGCCAAGCCTTTAAATCGTCGCCCTTGCCACGGCCGTTACCGTAGCACCCCACGACGCGGCTCCCGCTGCGTTGCAAGCGATGGAGTGCTGGCAGGTCAAAATCCCATTGCCCGTCGCCGGTCACCTCGAAGCCCGCCCGGTGAATGCCCATGCTCGCTCCGCCTGCTCCGCAGAATAGATCCAGAGCCTTCACGCCTCAGCCTCCTCCTGCTCCTCCTCACATTCCCGCGCCTCCACTCCTCCCCCACCACATACCGGACACGTCGTCCCATCCGCCGCCCCCTCGCCGGAGCCGCGGCAGAGCCAGCAGGTGGCTTCAATGCGCCCGGTTCCTTCGCAGAGGCAGGTGGGAGGGTGTTGGGCGGTGGCTGGTTTCATAACGGCAACTCCGCCGGCCGGCAGACGTATCCATGGCCCGGATCCGAGGATTCTTGCGCCCTGGCAAAAGCGTCACTCAGGCAGTCGATCCGAATCGAGCACCCCGGCTTGTCCCCATAGGTCTTGAGCAATTCCCCGGAGCAGACTTGGCAGTCGTCCTTGAAGAAGCCCAGCGTCTTGAGCGCGTCTAAAACGGCCTTGTCACAATTATCCCTATCGGGCTTGCCGGTATGATAATAAGGCGCATCATCGCGCAGAATGCCAGAGAAGCGGCCGGTGCGGAAATGCGAGCGCGGGCGGGCGAAGACGAAGTGTTCGGAAATGCGCAGCGGACCCAGAAGCGCCGGGAATGGGCAATGCGCCTTGGCGGCCATGGCGATGGCATTCTTCCAGCCTTCGGCCGTGGCCGGGTCATACATCCGCACCATCGTCTTGCCGCCGCGGTTCATGGCAAAGGCGCGGGCGCGTGGCTGGCCTTTGGGCTCTCCGGTGACTCTGATTTCGATGGTGGCGGTGCCGTCCATGGCTTTGAGGCGTTAGGCCGCCATGCCTTTCATCCACCGCGGCAAATCGATCATCTGCACGCCTTGGCCATAAGCCGGCCATTTGCCAACTGCCAGGCAATCCTTCAGCAGCCGAAGTTCCCGACGATAAGTCATTCTACCTATCGCAATATCCTCCGGACTCAACACGTAGCATCCCACTGCGAAGGGCGCCTGGCGCTCCACGGCGATGAACATGAAGAGCGGCGACTCCATCCCGCACGCGCTGGCCAAATCCGTGTAATAGGCTGCCTGGACATGGTAACGCATGTTCCCAACGGTCTTGGCGAACTCGGCTGGGCTGGCATCATCTGTCGTCTTCAGGTCCACGAGCACCGTATTGCCATATTCGTCCGGCGTAATTCTGTCGGCGCGGCCCTTGCGCATAAGGCCGGTGTCCTCGCCGTCTATCGCGAACATGGAAACCTCGTTGCTTCCAGCCTTTGGCGGAGAGAGTGCTGCGCAGGCTGCCGGATGCGCAGCGATGGCGTCGATCATGCCAGCAATGGAATCCTGTTCACCCTCTGTGATAATGGGCAATCCGCCATGCCCTTCTTTCCATGCCTTGCCTTCCTTGCTGCGGAAGTCCAAACCGGCCGGCCGAACGAAATAACCCAGCGGCTCGCCCGGCTGAAGCAATCGCGCATGCGTCACCGTCCCCAGCAGCATCGCCGCCGTCGGCTCCGGCTTCGGCCCATCCTTGAACGCCCTGTAATGCGCCGGGGATCTGGCCAGATACTTCAACTCGCTCTGGGAAATGCCTTCCGCCGCTCTGTATTCGGCTTCAGGCATGTCGTAAACGATTTTCCCTGTCATGGCATCACCTCCGGCTTTCCGTAGAGCGTGATGCATTTGGAGAGGCCAGAGAGGTCGGCCTGAACGGAATTCACCAGAGCCTCTGGCATGGCTTCCCAATCGCTCCAGGACGGCGCCTCCTTCACCCGGCCAGTGGTAAGCAACCATCCCTTGAAATCGGCGAAGGCCACGCCAGCGGCCGTCATATATTCGCCGAATGAGCCTTGCAGCGTTGGCTCAGGCGGTGGCGTTGGCGACTGCGCAGGTTCCTCCGGCTTGGTCCCAAACTTCGGCATCGGCGTTTCCGTCACGACCGGGCTGATATCAATGATCTCTTCCTCGCAGCGAATGCCCATCGTCAACTCAGGCGCATAGAGGCGCGTAAAGAGCGTCGCGGCCCTATAGCGCAGCATGAGTTCCGGCATCGTCTTCCACTTCGAGCCATTCTTGCCGAACCATCCTTCTTCCTTGGCCATGCGAATCGTGACCTTTGGGCTTTCGAGCCGTTCGTCTTGCTTGTCCTTGGCCCATGCCGTGCAACCGTAGTCGTCCCCGGTGCCGGCCATGACATAGCGCAACGGGGTGAACCGGCCGCACGCATTCACGCAGGCGATGAGGAATTGCGAGGACCAGGCCGGTTTGCCATGGACGAGATAGAGATTTTGCATGACGGCCAGCGGACTGGCGCCGATGCGGCCGGCCAACTCAAGGGCGATCACGCAATCGGCTATCTTGCCCCGGAAGGTGTCCGGGATGAGCGCGGAGGAGGCCAGGAGCTTGGCCATGCGCTGGGCATCCTCGAAGGCGCTGGCGGTTGAGAAGGCACCCGGCGGGGAATGTTCAACCAGTTGCAGGCTCTCGCTCCTCGCGAGGTTGTTTGACGGCCGGATCATTTCATGTTCTTGTTTCATTTGTGTTCGGTTTTAGCCTCGGTTAGCCCCGAGGCTTTTTAATTCTTTCCCCAGAGCACCGGCCTGAGAAACCTCCCAGGCTTTTGCGGTGACTTATACTCTGGGGAAAAGAGAGGTGTGCTGATGGGAATCCTCCGGACAGGCTTCTTGTTGCCGAGGAATACCGAGCAAAAGACTATTGCGGCCGGGGTGCAGGAGATGGAGAGGAGGATGAGGAGACTCATAGCTTTCCGGTTCCTCCACAATGGTAGCAAGTGACGAGATACGAGTAAGCCGAGCTTCGAGGCGGATAAGTGGGCGGAGCCGAATGCTTACCCTTCCCCTTGCATTGCGGGCACCGCTTCGGCTTCTTGGGCTTGATTGCTGTTTTCATTGCATTTTTTTCTTCGCCCATTTGATGAACGCGATCAGCGCGTTGGAAGAGAGAACCCCAACAAGGCAGGCCGCCCAAAAGCCTGGCTTACTGAGGAGAAGGCCGACATCGGACCAGAACGAGTTCACAACGTCACCGCCTTCTCCCCCACTTCCCGAATCACCTTAGCCGCCAGCTCCCGCGCGAGTTCCCCTCCTGGGAAAGCGGCGATTTCAGCCTGTTCCCAATGCGGGAGCGCGTGGAGCTGGCGGTGGTATTCATCCGTGAAAGTTGGGCACACCGCCAAGGAGGTTGGCCGTGAGGATAGGCCGAAGATACGGTGTGCCCGCAGCCCACTGGATGGCTGCAAATTGTGAAATTCAATGCTCATTTCTTCTTATCCTTCCCCGAACATTCCGGACACAACCAAGCCTCATAACGCCTTTCCGCATCCTTAAACCTGCGCGTCCAACCCAGCGCCTTGGCTTCGTCGTAAGCCTCCACGGCGGTCCGGTAATACTGAGCCGAGGGATCGCCTGAGGTCATGGCCTGGCAGTTGGCGCCGTCGCAGGAGAGGGTGGCCGAGTAGGTGATCATTTCAGCAGCTCCTGGCAACAAAGTCGCGCCTCGGCGAGATGGGCTTCCGCGTGGAACATGTGATATCGAAGCGCATAGGTCATAGTTCCCGGTTCCGGCACCCGACCAAAGCGGAGCTTCTGGATTTCGCAAACGAGCCTGGTCAGCTCGGCTTCCTCTTCGCGAAGCCCGACCGCAATCACATGGTCTTTCGGAATCATTTCAAGATTTGGCGAGCGGGCCGTTGGATGGCTTTCGTTGCGCTGGTTAAGCGATCCAGGAGGATTAGCCCGCTCGCCAATGAAGGGTTTAGGTGGTGGGTGGTGGGGAATCGGGGACTTTGTCGTCCACGGCCTGGAGAGCCGCGGCGGCATCGGTTTGAGCCGTTTGGACAGTCGCGACCTGCGCCTGCAATGCGGCCAAGGCGTCAGTGACTTCCTGGCTGACAGCGCCGCCGGCATTGATCGCATCGGTCAAGTCCTTGACCTTCTGGATCAGTGCGTCGGTTTCTGCGCCGACCTTTTGGATCTCGGTAACGCTTGCCGTAACGGCGTCGCCTATGGATTTGATAAGCGCGGTCGCATCTTTGAGCGCCTGCGCCAGTTCAGCTTGTGTTGCCATGATTTGGAGGAACCTTTCTTCGTTTCGTTTTTCTTGTTGCTCTTGCTCCCGCAGGATGGCCGTCAGTAACGTCCTGTCGCTGATGCAGGGCTTCTTGCGGAAGAGATTGGTGAGGATGCTCATGCTGCTCCATTCATCGCTGGCAGCGGTTCAAATTGCGGTTCGCCATTCTCGTCAAAGCATGCAATGCGCAGATAGCCCTTGAGCAGGAGCGAGAGAATATCCGCTTTAACGCGAGTCTCCTCGCAAATCTCGATGAACCGTTGCCTCTGCTTTTCCGTTGGCCCGAATGGGCCGCAGCGGTTGGCGATAAAGATCAATTGCTGATATTCCTCGGCCGAGAAAAGCTCCGGCAGTTCGGCTTTGACGGTGTTGATGCTCATCCCCAGCGCCCTCCGGGGAACTTCTCCGGATGCTCATCCTGCGCATTGTTCAGCGCATCGGCGAAGACCTCGGCGGCCATCTTCGAGCAGATAGGGCCGAACGCTTCGACGCCATTGCGAATCACCCAGCCGGGGACGTTGCCACAGAATGGAATCACTTCGAACTCCGGCAGGCCCATGCGGGGATCTTCCTTGGGAAGCTCGTTGTCGTAGCGGCGTTGGGCGGATTTGAGTGCTTGGTCGCTCATTGGCTTTCTCCTTCCTTCTCCACTTCCGGCTCGTGCGTCAACCCGGTCGCTCTGAACGCGCATTGCATTTTCCAGCTCTGGCTTTCCCTGCGCATCGAGCGGCGGCAGAAATGGCAAACCTGAAGCGCCTCCAATTGCCTGCGCTTCTGGCGCTGGATCTCCTCAGGAGGCAGAACGCGCAGCGGTCGCGTGGCCTTGCCGTTCTTGATCGCCCACTCGACTAGCTCATGCGCTGGGGTGCCGCCGATGGTGAGGCTCATGATTAGGCGGCCTCCACTTCCTTGCGCAGACCCTTGCCATATTTGGGCATTAGGAAAGCGCGAACCGCTTCATTTACGATTTCGTTTCGATTGCGAAAATAGGACGGCCTGGTCAAAGCCCGGTCGATCAGAATGCCCACATCCTTGGCTGGAGCGACCCCGAAGTTCTTTTGGCTGCTACGCACTTTCATTTGTCTTGTGCGGATATGCACCCTTTGATATCGTCAGGTCAACGGAAATCTTAAACTATTTTTAGGACCGCTGAAAAAGCCAATGAAAACCGCAAAGATTCTGCTGGCTGGACTGCTGCTGGCGATATGGTTTATCCCGGCCCCGCTTTGGAAAGGTGCGTCGAAAGCCATTCGAACGTGTTTTGCGCATCCCTCACCACGTTAGAGTTGAACCCCTTCCAATTCCCCAAATGCCCGAGATGGAGGTGGTGATTTCCATGGGCACTGATTTCGCAAAGGCTAATGAAATTCCCCGGATCCAATTCGAGCTCTGGATGCAAGTGGAACGGAATCTTATGATGAACCTCGACTTGGAAGACCGAGCCGCAGGCCGCGCAAGCCGGATGATCCTGAAGCCACTCCCCGCGCGCCCGCGGCCAATCCTTCGAGCGCAGGCTATGGGTGAGCGTCTTGTTGCGCCAAGCGTCCTTAACCCATTGCGCCGCGCGGTTCACTTGGCTCCCTTCACCGCCCCTTCGGCCGCAGCGGAAATGATTCCATGGAGCAGCGCCGCGGCGTTCGAGGACGCCGATTCCTGATTGATGCCGCCAATGCTCACGCCCTGATTCTTGTCGCTGAGTGTTGTCTTGAGCTTCGCCAATTCAGACCTCGAATCCCAGAAAGAACGGAGCTGGACTGTCGTTTTAGTGGTGGTTCCATCTGGGGCAGTTTGAGTCTGCTCGCTGTGGAAGGTTGAGCAACCGGCCAGGAGCACCAGGAATGGGAGGATGATTTTCATTCGTATTTCTTCATTGCAGCCAGCTTGCTGTCTCGCAACAGCAAATCCAGCTTGTTCTCTAACTTGTCGATTCTGCGCAATAATTCGATCTCGTGCTTGTCCTGATTCTCCTTATAAACCAGGAAATATTCTCGCGTCATAAAATGCGCCTGCATCCAAAGCAGGGCGCTGATCCCGGCGACGACCGCCGAACGGTAAATGTTGATTACAAAGACGCCGCCTGAATCCCTCGGCATAAGCATATTCCGTTAAGGTGGCCCGCAAACCTTAGGTTTTGATGCATCGGCCATCCTGATTGGGACACTATTGCGAAGATAGTGGCGGATGATCTCCACCGTCTTGGCGTTATTCTCTTTTGCCTTTTCTTCATCCCACCATTTTTCAAAACTTCGATTTGTAATTTCCTCATTAATAGGCAAAAACCCAGACCTTAAACGTCAGGCTTCCCGGGTCGATTGGCGCGGCAGTGATATTCGTAGCCCGCACCGTCACCACGTCGGCCGCGCTGACCCATGCCATGTATATCAGGCCAGCAGTCGGAGCGGATGGCAATCCCATTGCGACCGGATACCCCACTATTGCGCCCGTGCAGGCAATGGTCAGGTCTAATGATGAGGCGGCAGCAATGGAGCCAAAGTCCAGCGCGGCAGTCGCCTTGCGCATATAGGTGTCCAGCCGGCCAAAGTTGGTCTCTGCGACTGATGACTTGTCGGCCGCGTTGGTCATGGAAAGGAGATTGGTCATACTTTTGTCACGGTCAGTTTTGGGGTCACCGGGGAAGTCAGCGTCCACCAGTTCGATTCCGAGGTAATCTCAACGGTCAGTTGGAAGGTGACTTCGCTGCCGAGGATGGCAATCAAAGCCGCATTTAGCACGGTCGCTGAGGCTGCGGCCGTCGAAAGAGTCCCAAGGAGCGTCACGCCCGTAGCGTCATAGAACCTCAGGACGGAAGTGCGCGTCACAGCGTCCAGGCGCCACGGCAGCGTGCCAGAATCGCCGACCGACCATTCAATCGACAAATCCGCTCCGGTGCCGTAGGTGGGCGCTGAGGCGTTGCCGCCGACGCGCAGGTTGAGCGGTCCCGGCTCCGCATAAACCCGGCCGGCGAAGGTAAGAGTCGGCTCCGGCGCCAGGCTGATATCAGCCGAGCCGGCCCCGGTGGACGCTTGGAGCTTCACGTCCGCCACATTGAACGGCTCGAAGAGCAGATGCCTAAGGGCGAGCAAGTCAGACCAAAAGACGATAAAGACTTCCTCGGCAGCCGCATGCGCCGCTCGGATGCTCCCGAATTGCGCGCGCGACAGCATGAGCCGATAAGTGGCAATGCCGACCAAATCAGCCCGAACCACCGACATGATCTCGGTGCCGGCAAAGACCAGAAGCGTATCCGACAAGCCGCTGAACACGGTTTGCTCGTCAATCTCCAGATCCACCCCATCCAGGCGCACCGTCATTCCGGTCGTGACATCGATTGGCTCGGTGGCTAGCGGATAGTCCTCGGCTATCGCCCCATGCAGGGCGAAGGACGACCAACTGCCGATCAGGTCAAAACTCGTCGGGGAAACTAAGCCAAGGCTGGAATCATAGTTCTGGCCCAGATGCACAGTGAAACCAGACGTGAGCACGCTCGGGCGTGCTGCCAGAACTCCAAGGCTCGGCCTTCCTTCAGCGCACAGTGGAGCCGGAAGCTCAACCAGGCTATAAGCCGCAATCTGGTCAACCTCGACGGCATCGACGCTCGCCGGAGAGAAGAATCCGTCCACGGCCAAATCGGCCAGGAGATAGGTCCGATCGAGTTTGAACTCAATCGACAACTGGGGCCGCGCCGGATCGGGCATCTCGATCGATTGAATCCGGCAGCGCAGATCGCCATAGGCGCGCGGCGCATAGGAGAGCGTGATCGCGTCGCCCGGGATCAGTGCATCGATGCCCGGAGTCCTCCGAACGGTCAACGTGCCTGAAACCGCCGGCAGCGCAGCCGCCCGGCCGAGTGCGGCGGCTTGGAAATCGGCTTGCTGCGGATTGGTTATCCAAAGCCGGTCCAGTGTCTGGCTATTGAGCTCGCCCGTGATTTGGAAGTTGCCGCGGTCCCGCCATCCTTTTGAGTCGGCGTCGTAATTCTGATTCGGATTGGAATAACGGACATTTGTCTGGCTGAAGGTGCTCGACCAGTCCGCAGGCTTCAAGTTGATCGGATCCACCATGAGCGATTCGTCGATTGTAGCAGCCACGAGCAGGCTCGGCCGGATCGTGCCGAAGCTGATGGTTCCGGTCGTGGCGTTCACCTTCGGATAGCCGTCGATGTATTCGAGGATCTGCATCAGCCATTCCGAAGCCTCGCGCTGGTCGTTGAGCAAAGGTGAGATGCCGAGCTTCTCGGAATAGAGCTGCGCTCCAAGTGACGCCATGTCGACGAGGTCAATCTGGTCATCTCCCAGCCCTCGGCCGAAGCGTGGATGCGTCATCAGCTCATAAAGGATGTTCGCCGGATTGGCGTCGTCCCCAAGTTGCGCCGGAGAAGTCCCAAGCTCGGGATATCGACTCACGATCACTTCCAAGTTCTGAACATTGGTCTGATTGATCCCCATGAAGAGCTGGTGAGCCACCATATAGGCCATTCCTTTGTATGGTGGATGCTCGTTGCCGCTTCGGAAGAAGGTGTAATCGTCGCGCTCCTGCGTCTCCGTTCCCCAATAGATCCGGATAAGGCCGTAATCGGGGATTGTTATGTCCACGAATTCCGAGTTGTCCGCATCGCGAAGAATTTCCGTCGGCGGGGAATCGGCAATTGGCCAGATCGATTCGTTATTCAGAACGATTCCATGAATCCCAGAGAGCGCACCGTGCGAGATGAGAGCGACAAAGCTCGTGAAATAGCTCGTTCCGTCCCTGATCGGCTTTTTGCCGGCGTCCACGGTCACGGCATGCTTCACGGTATCGAAGACATCACTAACGAATGTGACTGCAATTCGACGCTTGCCGGCGAAATACGGGATCGGCCGTGCCTGCTCATTTGTGCTGAGCTTGTCCTCGTTGACTCCGAGCGCCTTTGGCTTGGCGGCCGGTTTGGAATTGGTTGTGCCTCCCCCGAACATGATTCAAGCGGGTTGAAAGATGCCTTCCATCGGCCGATAGACTCGCTCCAAGCGAGCTGCCCAAGTCGGGTCGGCCAGAGGCGAAAGAACGACGCCATAATGCCTGATGGCCTGGATGAAATGGGATTTGCTCACCTTCACGCCGACGTGATGGATCACTGAATTCTTTCCGCCGACGCGAAACAACAGCAGGTCCCCGATTTCAGAATGCAGCCCGACGCGATCAAACTTGCCACTTGCCTCCAGCCATTCGACCACCTTGGACAGCGCAAGATGCGAGCCGGCGTCCAGGGTATATGCCGGAGGATTCCAGATGAAGATGAAGCCGCTATCGACGTAAACGGATACGGCGAGGTTAACGCAATCGACTCCAGCGCCCTTGATGTCCGCATGGGCGGCGAATGGAGTGCCGACCCACGAGAGGGCGGCGCCATAGAGGCGAAGTCTGGCTTCCTCCGTGCAATAGGCCGGCAGTCTCACTTGGCTTTCTTCAGGCTGTCGATGGAGCCGCCCGTGATGGAGTCGGCAGAAGTTTCCCTGGTGGTAGTCGTGCCGTCCTTCGAGACGGTCACTTCTTTCGTATAGGGCTTCTCGATTCGAGAAGTCGTGCAGCCGGCCAGGGCCAGAAGGCAGAGGATTAGGATTCGCATTTTGGTTCTTTATGATCCGACCATTGTTTTTCCATCATTTGGACAATCCAATTCACGCAGACGGCGAGGAGTCCGATGCAGATTGCCGAACTGAATGGCATCGGGGTTGCGCCAAACCAGGTCGTCAATCTTGTATCGCTTAGGAAATAGCCGGCGATGGCAATGAGGCAGCGGACGACGACCAGCAGGCAAACAGCCTTCACGCCGATACATTTGATTCGAAGCGTGAAAATGTCGGTCTTGGCCAGTTGCGTCACAATTGTGAACCCAAGGCTCAGCACAGCGACGACGAGCGAAATAACTTCGGGCGCTTTCATGGCTTCGGGGGAGGCGGTGGTGGCGGATCTGCATCCCGCTTTGGATCGGAACGGAAAGTTTTCCAGGCCAGAATCATCGCTACGGTAAGACCCAGTGATCCGCGAAGCGACCAAAGCAAAAAGGGTCCAATATATTTAGCAGCATCATCCGCGGAAATATAGCCGCCAGCATAACTGATACCCGCGAGGAGAACGTATAACAGGCATTCGAGTTGCGGATTGCGTTTCATTTCTTATTTCCCTGGCTGGCTTTTGACTCTATGGCTTGGAGGGATGGATTGTTCGCCGGGACGAATTGGAAGCCTGGATAATGAATGAAGTTATCGAACTTCGAGACGCAGGTCGTAGCTTCCCCATCGCAGCCCGGCCGCAGCAGGATCTCTTGGCCGACTATTGCATTGACGAGCGGCCCGTTAGTTTCAATGAGCATTCGCTGCGTCCCGGTGTTCCACATGGAACTAAAAATAGTTCGGGCCTCGTAGTTCAACTCGATTCCGGTCGTAAACCATCCTTGCGCAAAATGATCAGCCACAAGCTTTTGGCCGGTCGGAAAAAGCGGGAAGCGAAGCGAAAGCTCCACGGTCGGAGGTTGCGCAGTATTATCGATGGCCGTGATGAATCCCTCCGCGGTATAGAGCGCCTCCACGGCTTTGCATGTCCTCGGCTCAAACAACTGATAATCGCACTGCGGCTTGATGAGCATTGGCGGGATGCGCTTCTTGAAGGTCGAGAAGAAATTGTCGCACTGCGCAACCAGATGCGTCCCGGCGTCGTTGACTTGGCGCACGGTCCCGGCAAAGAGCAGCGTTGCTGTGTCGGGATCCGCCGCGGTCGCCTGTCGAATTTCAATCGACATCGGCCGGCCGGTCGGAAATGGCAGCATCAGCGAGAACGGATTGCGCGTTCCATAGGCGGTGGTGACCTCCACCGTTTGGACGGTCAACTCCACGCTGCGAACGAGTTTCCCATGCGTGATGGCCGCCGCGGTGTGCAGCTTATTGTCGCTCCAGATATCCGATGCGAAGCTCGTATACCGCCAATGGTAGTCAATCGGCGCGCGCGCGAAGATGTGATAGAGGTAGATCGGAGCGTCGCCGGACTCCGCGGCGGCATATTCCTGCGGTAGCTCAATAACCGTCACTTGCCGCGAAAGGAAGTTCTCCATTACCACCGAGGAGCTCTCAACGTCTTCAGAGAGCCGAACGTAGTGCAATCTTGAGACGGAGAACGTCGTATCGATGGCTGGACTCATACCGCCGTCGAGAGTTACGCGCTCGGTCCCGTCGCCGTTGTCCACGACGTTCGTAATCTTTGCGGCCTGAGCCGTGACGCCGCGCGCGGTGAAATAAAGGTGCTGATCTGGTGTATCCGACCAACTCTCAGTCAGGCCCTGATCGGCAATATCGAACTGCGTCGCGCTCACCGCAGCGACGACGGCCAAAGCCTCGGGCGGAACCGGAAGCCAAAAGCCTTGCAGCCGGCCGGAGAGCGCCTCGGTGAAAGCGTCGAAGGCTTCGATGTCGGTCGCGCTTGTCAATTCGACGCGCATCGCCCAGCCGTTGTTTACGTATTGCTGGCGGCTCGTGAAGAACTCCGCCCCAAAGCCGAGCCCGACCTGCCGCAAGTCCAAAGTGAAGGTCCGGCTCATGTCCGGCGCCCAATTCACCTCAAACTGGAAGACTGGTCGGCCTCGGTAGATCATACGTGGAATACGATCATATCGAACGCCTGGCCGACGTTGCGCAAGCCGCTGCCTGGTCCAAGCGTGAACTTGCAGTAGGCGATATTCTTCTCAGTGATGCGAACTTCCTGCGCCTGATCCAGCGCCGTCATCGTAATGGCCACAATATATCCAACTGACGGCATGGGCTGGTTAAAATTGACCTTGATAACAAACGGAATCGCATTGGGGATATCCACCGTCGTGATATTGTAAGACGAATCAATCGTATAGGTCAGATCCGGTCCAACGGCAGAGGCGTAATGAGCACTGCACAACGCGAGGGGAACAAGCGAGGCCGCAATTACAGCATCATCCGCCGCCAAATTGGCCTGATTCTGCGCCTGCTGGAACAGGTAATACATCGTCCCGATGAACTCGCGAAACTGCACCTCGTCGGGCTGGTCGCCCGTCTTGAAATAGCTCTCCAGGACGCTTTGCTGCTGGGGCAGGAGCGCCGCCGAGGTATCAAGCTCGATGACGAAGCAGGCATAGGTTCCGGTCTGGGCGCTCGCATAGGCGACGGAGGTCCCA